ATGGCAAAAGAATTAAAGTTTTCAGAAGATGCACGTCAAGCAATGTTACGTGGTGTAGATAAACTAGCAAATGCAGTTAAAGTAACTATTGGACCTAAAGGTCGTAATGTTGTTTTAGATAAAGAATTTACAGCACCGTTAATTACTAACGATGGTGTTACAATTGCAAAAGAAATTGAATTAGAAGATCCATACGAAAATATGGGGGCCAAACTTGTTCAAGAAGTCGCAAACAAAACGAATGAAATTGCCGGTGACGGTACAACGACTGCAACGGTTCTTGCACAAGCCATGATACAAGAAGGTTTGAAAAACGTGACAAGTGGTGCAAACCCTGTAGGGATTCGTCAAGGTATTGATAAAGCTGTGGCGGTTGATATAGAAGCTTTACACAATATTTCTCAAAAAGTGGAAAATAAAGAAGAAATTGCTCAAGTTGGTTCTATTTCTGCTGCAGATGAAGAAGTGGGACGTTACATTTCTGAAGCAATGGAAAAAGTGGGTAATGACGGTGTCATTTCCATTGAAGAATCAAGTGGATTTAATACAGAATTAGATGTTGTTGAAGGGATGCAATTTGACCGTGGTTATCAATCACCATATATGGTAACAGATTCAGATAAAATGACTGCGGAATTAGAGAAACCTTATATATTAATTACTGATAAAAAAATCTCTTCATTCCAAGATATCCTTCCATTATTAGAACAAATTGTTCAATCTAATCGTCCAATTCTTATCGTTGCTGACGAAGTTGAAGGGGACGCTTTAACAAACTTAGTATTAAACCGTATGCGTGGCACATTTACAGCAGTTGCGGTAAAAGCACCTGGCTTTGGTGATCGTCGTAAAGCAATGTTAGAAGATTTAGCTATACTTACTGGTGCTCAAGTGATTACAGATGATTTAGGACTTGAACTTAAGGAAGCAACTATTGATATGTTAGGTACTGCAAGTAAAGTTGAAGTTACTAAAGATAACACAACTGTTGTCGATGGAGATGGTGACCCTACCAATATTGATGCACGTGTCAACCAACTTAAAGCTCAAATCGAAGAAACTGATTCTGATTTCGACCGTGAAAAATTACAAGAGCGTCTTGCTAAATTAGCAGGTGGTGTTGCCGTTATTAAAGTCGGTGCAGCATCAGAAACTGAATTAAAAGAACGTAAATTACGTATTGAAGATGCTTTAAACTCAACGCGTGCTGCAGTTGAAGAAGGTATTGTTGCTGGTGGTGGTACAGCACTTATGAACGTATACCAACAAGTAAGTGACATTGATGCTGAAGGTGATGAAGCGACAGGTATTAATATTGTTCTAAAAGCACTTCAAGCGCCAGTACGTCAAATTGCGGAAAATGCAGGCCTTGAAGGTTCTGTTATTGTTGAACGCATGAAAAATGCTGACCCAGGGGTTGGCTTCAATGCGGCTACAAATGAATGGGTAAACATGTTAGAAGCGGGTATCGTTGACCCGACGAAAGTGACACGCTCAGCATTACAACATGCAGCAAGTGTTGCAGCGATGTTCTTAACAACTGAAGCTGTTGTGGCAAATATTCCTGAAGAAAAAGGCAATGAAGCCCCTCAAATGGGTGGCATGCCTGGTATGATGTAAAATAGCTTATAAACGTTTATATAACGGTATTTCTAAAAGTAGAATGACATAATAATGACATAAAAATCCGAAAAAAATATAAATGCCCTTCATTTCATATAAATTAAAAGGACATTTAAAATAATTCTTTTGAGGCGTTTTCCATAAGTTGACTAAACTTTTGGGAAGCGTCTTTTTTGTATGAATTTGTGATTTTAGCGTAGATGTTCATAGTGGTATTAATATCTTTGTGGCGCAATCGTTCCTGTATTTCTTTTATGTGCACACCAGCTTCTATGAGTAACGCACAATGTGTGTGCCTGAATGAGTGGGTAGAGATGTTTTTATTTATATTGGTCTTTTTAAGTATAGCTTTTATCCATAGTTGAAGTTTCTTTATCACAAGTGGATAGCCGTTATTGTCAGTAAATACAAAGTCGTTATCTACATATAATTCATTTTTCCATTTGTCTTGTACATTAACTTTGTAATCTTTTAGTAGCATGATTATTTTTGGATCAACAGAAATCTTCCCGATTGAAGAATCAGTTTTAGGTGTCAGTATTTGATACTTTTTCTTATTGTTATTAGGATTGTAATAAGTTTTTGTAATGCTAATGGTATTGTTCTCAAAGTCAATATCTGACCACTTTAAAGCTATTAATTCCCCAGCACGTAAGCCTGTATATGCAAGAGTAGAAAAGACTTCAAAACTATTTTGTGGTGAATGGTCGTGCTTCGCCACTTTAAGAAACTCTACTAATTCATCTTTTTCTAGGAATTTTTTATGTATTTCAGTTTCCTCTAATTCTTCAACTGTTCTTTTCTTTTTAGGTCTTTTTATACCTTCATTAGGAAGTGCCTTAATCATTCTCATATCATAAGCATACCTAAATATCATGTTTGTAGATGCCACAATACTATCTACATAATTCTTACTGAATTTTGCACTCATATTGTCCACAAAACATTGATAATCATGTTTCTTGATACTTTGTATCGGATAAGTCCCAAAACATTGTATAGCGTGGTATATGGCTTTCTCACGGGCTCTCACACTGCTTACTTTGACTTCATTAGCATATTGTTTAAGCCAATCATCAGCAACTTGTTTGAATGTAGATGAAGAAGGCGCTATATATTCTCCAGTACGCAATTGACGCTCAATCATTTCAGCTTGATGTTTTGCGTCTGATTTACGTTTAAATCCAGTTTTAGAGATGTATTCATATTTGCCAGTGGTTGGGTTCTTGCCAAGTGAAATACGGTAACGCCAATTGTTTTTAGAGATTTGGTCATATGATGCCACAAGGTCACCTACTTAATATTTTAAATCGTTAGGGTCATTCAGTCTTTCAATCAATACTTGATATTCTTCAATATGTCTTTTTGCAACTTCATTGTCAATAGAATCTAATTTTAATTGATGCTCCACTTCTTTTTTTTGTAATTGCACTTTTCTAATCAGATAGTCATTTATTAATTTATATATATATTTTCTATCATCATCAGTCAACTTTAATTTTCTGAAATATTTAGAATTATACTTATCGTTAAGATGAAAACCTATGTCGTTTACTGGGAAGCCAAACTTTTTATCGACGGTGATATTTCCATTTCTTATATTCATTACATTAGGTGTATTGACAGACAAAAAAGCCTCTAGTAGAGAGTTTTCTTCTTCAAAATACTTCCCGCTAGTTAATTCTTTTACTTTATTCTTCATATCAAAGATTTCTTCATTGGTTTCGGCCAGACCATATATATAAGATTCTAAAAACCTTTGTGAAGGATTGTTTTTTTTATTGTTTTCCACAGATGATATATATGTGTATGAAAAATTAATTAGATTTGATAATTCTCTAACTGTAAGGTTTTTTTCTTCACGCATGCCTTTTAAAAAGCTTCCTAAATTAAGTGAGTTCAAATTAAGACCCTCCATACTTTTAATAATTACACTAAATATTATAACTAGAGAACAAAAGTATTTACAAGAGATAACTAAAATGCTACTATTTAAATATAAACCAGTTAAACAATATATATTAACTAGAGAACAAGAGGGAAGTGCTATTATGTTTTTAACAGTAAAAGAAGTGTCCGAGCTATTACGTCTGAACGAACATCATACGTATAAGTTGATACGACAAAAAGAAATTCCAAGCATTCGATTAGGTGGAAAAATCTTGATTCCTAAAGAGTCGCTTATGCAGATGTTAAAACAAAAGGAGGCATAGAACATGTTCAACATAAACATTGATGAAAACGAAGCACGTGAGATGTTACAAAAGGCAATTGATGAGCGTGTGGACGAATTGGCACATGATAAGTATTTCATGACCTACAAGGAATTATCTGAATATCTGAATTTAAGTAAACCGACTATTGAAGAATTACTTATTAAAAACGGAATGCGATATTTTCGTGTTGGCTCAACATATCGTTTCAAGAAATCTGATGTAGACGAGTTCATGGATCAAATCACATCTCAAATGAACATTCACAATAATGATTTAAAAAAACTTAATAAGGTGGTAGCGAGATGAAACAACAAGTCATTATTACAAAAACTATTATTGGCTGGTAAAACATCAAAGATACTAACCACAACTTACTTTTAAATGTATCACCACAAGTATTTGAACAGAATTTTCCTGAAGTGAATAACGATGTTCAAATTGCAGTGTTAGAAATGGATTTAGCACGTATTACAGAAATCAAAAATAAGAAAAAGGTAGGTAGTTAAAATGAACCAACAACAAATACAGGTGCTTGATGATATTTATAATACATTGATTGCAGTCAGCGATGATGTAGCAACCGAGTACAAACATAAGATTAAAGACGGCGTGAATGAATGGTATGAAACAGTGAGCCGTGAGAAACATTTAGAATCAATTATGCAGTGGGCGGTTCAGCAAATAGAAAATAACTTTGAAATTGTGGAGGAAGAAACAAATGAATAATGAAATTGTAGATGCGATTGCAGATGTAACACAATCACTTGCCAGTTTAAGTGTAGCAAAAGGCGAATTTGAAAGACTTTCCGAATTATCTGGAGGCTTAGAAGAGAAGGTAAAAGCATATATAGATGAAGGTGACCATGATGGAGCTAAAGCAATTGGGCATGTGCTAAATGATGATATCCATTCAGAAATTCTATATCTGTATCCTAAATATGAAGAATTATATGAGGATTATAAAAAGAAAATGACTAAATTTAAAAACTTATGTACTTTTTATGGTTATCCAATCCAAACGGATAATATTATCAAATTTCCAAAAGGAGACAACGCATAATGAACTGGGAATTATCAAATTTGAAATGCGATTTAGAAGTATTGAAACAGAAATATGATTTTCTTTTAAGCACGCACTCATGGTTCGGCGATGATATGTTCAAATTCGAGGAAAGACCAGAAACAAAAAGTGATTTGATGACATATGCATACGGCTACGATGAAGCACAAATTCATCATAAACAAACCTCAGATCTAATGCGTTATTACTTAAACGAATTTGAGAAACTCATTGAGAGATTAAATGAAATAGAAAAAGCGTCATCTGAGGAAAGTTTGGCGACTAAATCAGATAACGCAAGATAGAAATAATATTGAAAGGAGTCAAAATATTATGTTCAATTTAAAGAACGATGATGAACTTCATATTTTATTATATCAAAGTTTAACATCTAAAGGAACAGAAAATGTAAAAAATATTATGTGGTCTAACTGGTGCGAGTTTTTAACTCGTCCAGTTGTCAGCCATTATAAATATGCTAATAAGCTAGCGATATACGGTGATATTGCTGATGCTGAAGGTATATCACACCGTCGCTTGAAAGAAAATGTGATGTATCGACAAGTGTTTTCTTTGGACTATGACGACATCGATGACATGAACCGATTTCTCGATAACGTCAAAAACAAGATGAGACACTTTGCTTACTTCATATACAGCACATATAGACATCGTGATACTCATGATGAAAACGATGAGTCATTACGTCCAAGATTTCGTTTGCTTGTCCCTGTAGACGATATTTTAGAGCCTGATGAGTATAAAAAGTATGCTGGGGCATTATCGAGATATATTGGGGAAGTGATTGATGAATCATGCTTAAAACCTATCCAATTATCGGCATTACCCGTAATTAGCAGCAAAGATGCGCCATTCCACTGGCATATCAATGACGCACCATTTATCACACGACAACAATTGAATAGTTGTCTTGCTAAATACCCTCTCGATGCAAATGAGGGCGAATCTCAGAACATCAAGGTTGTTTACAACAAACGAGATTCAGAATACTGGCGTGATATTGCGTTCGGTGTAGGCGAAGGAGAACGAAATCAGACATTAGCATCTTTAACAGGTTACTTATTACGTCGGTATGTCGACGCTAACCTAGTTTATGGATTAGTAAGTGCTTGGGCTATGAATTGTACGCCACCACTTGAGCAGGATGAAGTAAATAAAACATTTAATTCCATTTACAAAAAGCATACTAACAACATTTAGGAAGGAGGCTTTTATTTGGAGGTTAGTAAAGAAGATATTTTTGAAATTATAGATACAACGCAATCGGTACAGCAAGGTTGGAAATCCAAATTAAGAAGATCAGTAACTACGCAAGCATTAAAAAAGATACCAACAAATGCAGAAATTATACTACATCACGATGAAGATTTAAAAGACTTGGTTCAATATGATGTTTTTGAAAAAGTGACTAAACTTAAAAGGCTTCCTTATTGGCGTTCGGAAGATGATACAAATTATTATTGGGCGGATATTGATACGACACATGTTATTTCTCATATTGATAGAGTTCATAACCTACATTTCAGTCGTGAAATTATGGACAGTGTTATTGAGAAAGAGGCATATCACAATAAATTTCACCCTATTAAGTCGTTTATTGAATCTAAAGAATGGGACGGAACAAAACGAATTGAAACATTGTTTATTGATTATCTTGGTGCAGAGGACACGCATTATAACCGTGAAGTAGCCAAAAAATTATTAATGGGAGCTGTTGCTAGAGTTTATAAACCTGGTATAAAGTTCGACATCATGGTTATTTTATATGGCGGTCAAGGTGCTGGAAAATCTACCACAGTAAGCAAATTAGGTGGCAAATGGTACAACCAAAGCATTAAGTCGTTTAAAGGCGATGAGGCATATAAAAAACTTCAAGGCTCTTGGATATGTGAAATTGAAGAATTATCCGCATTTCAAAAATCTACTATTGAAGATATTAAGAGTTTCATCAGTGCCATTGTTGATATTTATAGGGCTTCATATGGTAAGCGTACTGAGCGCCACCCTAGACAATGTGTTTTCATTGGGACAACGAATAATTACGAGTTTTTGAAGGATAAAACGGGTAACCGTCGATTCTTACCAGTGACTTCGGATAAAGATAAAGCTACTAAAAGTCCGTTTGATGATCTAACAACGGATATTGTACAACAAATGTACGCAGAGGCTAAAGTCTATTTTGAGGAGAATCCAACAGATAAAGCATTGCTATTAGATAAAGAAGCTTCAGAAACTGCCCTACAAATGCAAGAAGAACATTCAGAAAAAGATACGCTTGTTGGAGAAATTGAGGACTTTTTAGAACGACCTATACCATCAGACTATTGGTATAGAACATTAGAAGAAAAAAGAGTGTCTGCTCACGATGTTATAGATCAAGATTATATCAAATTATACGGTGACGGTAATTTAATTGAAATACCAAATTCAAAACCAGGTGCTTATGTATGGCGTGACAAAGTATGCAGTAAGGAAATTTGGAAAGTCATGATGAAAAGAGAAGACCAGGCCCAACCACATCATTTACGTAAGATTGATGAAGCACTTAGAAATACACGCTATTGTGGCATGAGTAAGAAGCGTTATAGATTTGGTGATGGTATAGGGCGACAACATGGTTTTGATGTAGATATGAGTCCTTATTATAAGGAATTGCAGCAAGAATCTAATTAACACTGGGACAGTGGGACAGGAAAGGGACACTAATGGGACACCCTTTACCCCTTGTGGGAGTATGTGCCACGTTGCAACTGTCCCGGTGTCCCACATACTTTTCCCTAAACTTTGGGAAAAAATACTAAAATTCTCGGAGTGTTGGGGTGAAAACATTGGGACAGTGGGACAGCATGGCTATATCCCTTGGGACTGTAAGGTTAAAAGTTGTCCCGTACTTATGGCATGGCATGGGACAGTGGGACACTTAATAAAATTACGGAGGTTACAAATGAACAAAAATAGATTAAAAAATAAAATCTTGGAATATATCAAAACTCACGAAGAAACTTCTTTTGTAGAAATTGAAAGTATCTTTGAAGAGTATGGATTCGATTATGAAGGTGATGGGGCGTATACAAGTGGCAATCATGAAAATGTTGTGTTCTGGCTTGGCTGGAATGAAGCAGCCTTTAGTATAGTGGCAGATTTAAAACGTGATGGATTAATTGAAATGAATATCTGCCCGCCCTTATATTATCTCATTGACGGTAAAGGTTTGAGCTTGCCAATTGTAAAGAGTAAGAATATAAAAACTGATCACTGGTTGCCCGTAGCGTTTACGTCTACTCAGTAATGACAGTATAGAAAGCATGCGATGGTTGATGAAATTAACATGTACCGTTCTGTCATCAATATCAAATTATTAGGAGGAGAAAAAATGGAAAGTATTTATGAAGTAAGAGGTAACATAGATTACCTCAAGAGAAAAGTTGACGATAAAGTCAAAGAAGCCAAAGAGGAACTTGATAAAGATAACCTCGATAGAGCTGAAGAATTAGAGAAGGAAATTGACATGTTAAGACAATTAATTGAAGAAAAAGAGGAGGAACTGAAACAAATGTCAACAAATGAAAGAAGCGTAAGAACATCACCAAACTTAAATGATCTAGGAATTTCATTAGACGAAGAAAAATCGCAATATACAAAAGACTTTGAACACTATCTTAAAACTAAAGAGTTACGTTCAGGTAATATAGTTACAGATTCAGGATTCGTGGTTATTCCTCCAGAGGTTGTAACTGAAATTAAGAATATTGTAGAAGATGAGTTGAAACTAGCGGATTATGTAACTGTACGCGATGTTGAGTTTGGTTCAGGTAAGATTCCACTTTTAAAACAAGAAATTCAACCGTTACCTGAGGTTAAGGAATTACAAGAGAACCCAGCATTGAGCGTTACGCCATATCAAGAAGTAGAATATGAGATTAAAACACATCGTGGCTTCTTGCTAGTATCCCGTGAGGCATTAGAAGATGACAAAACAGGACTAGTGCAATTATTAAAGAATTACTTTGCCCGTGCCATTTTATCAACTGAAAATAAGGCTATTCTTGAAGCTATCAAAAAATTAGACGAAGTCGAAGCAACAGGTTTTGACGGCATAAAAGATGTATTAAATACCAAAGTATTACCTAATTATGCTAACAATACAATTCTTTTAAACCAGTCGGCATATAATGAAATTGATAAACTCAAAGATAAAAACGGACGTTATTTATTACAAGAATCAATTCAAGATCCTACAGTACGTCATATTAATGGAGCAAAAGTAGTTATTGTTCCTAATAGTCTGTTACCATCTAATGAAGATGGGACACACCCTATTATTGTCGGTAACTTGAAAGACGCAGTAGTATTATTCCGTCGTTCTCGATATGAAGCACGTTGGGAAGATTATATGCATTTTGGTGACGGATATATGGTAGCAGTGCGACAAGATGCTAAAACATTTAATAAGTCATCAGCATTTGTATTGAAATTTAAAGCTGAGTAAACACTATAAAGGAGAACGATATTGATGATAGAACAGGTTAAACAAAAGTTACGTGAAAAGCAATATAGAGATGAAATAATAGAGAAAAGGCGACAAGTGGATAAAGATATAGAAACAAAAAAACGTGAGGTAAACGATGTTAGTCGTGAAGATAAACAAATTATATTAGTCATGATTAATGAGTTAGAAAAGCTTTGCCAACTCACAGAGAAATATAATGATGAAATTAATCAATTGTATTCTAGTGATAATGGCATGAACAAGCACAATTTAAAAGTGGAGATTAATACACTCAACAATAAATTGGATAAAGTCAATTATCAAGCGTGGGAACAAAAGAAAGCGATACGACGCAAGCTCAACAAATATAAAGAGTTTAGCGTTAAGTATCCAAAGCTATATGGATATAAACAATATGATATATCCACTCATAAATATTATAAGGTAGATCAGTTTATTAATGAGTGTGAAAGTCGTTTGGACAAATTAAAAACTTATGGGGAATTGGTAATGGAAGATTATAAAAGTGTATATCCCACTGAACCTAGTTTTTTAAGATAA